CTTCACGGGTGCGGTTGAGGAGGATCGTGACGCGGCTGAGCTCATCTGATTTTTCCTTCAAAACCCAGCTCACCAGTCCAAGACCTGCTGAGAGTACGATGTTCCAAACTGGAGCGTCCATGTTAGGCATGGCCTGCGTCGTAGCTGTTGGCAATCAAAAAGCCTTCAGCAGCAACTGCAACAACGTATGTGTTTGCGCTTGACTTGAAGCGCAGCACGATGTCGGTCTTCTCCAAGAATGGACGCGGCATCACACGTTGTGCGTGGTAGTTGTCAACAAACGGTGCTTGCTGCGTGTACTGCACCACACCAGTCGACGAGTATGTCGTGTTGCTGTAGGTGATGAAGTCAGCAGAGCTGCCGTTGGCTGACGCGTAGGCGTCAATACGGCTCAAATAGAACGTGTTGTTCGCTGGAACCGTATAGATAGACATTTGACTGCGACCAAAACCAGCGGCGATCTGCGCATAGGTTGTGGTGTTTGTCGGGTCTTTGAGCGTGATTACGCCTGTCGGGGCAGCACCGCTCGTTACGGATGCAACAGAAATGTTGTTGATTCGGAGGAACGACTTGGTTGTCGCAACAGCGGTTGTGCCGTTCAACGTCAAAGTTTCAGTAATAGCAGCATAACTGGCATCCAAGCCTTGAATCAGGATTGTTGTGCCGGTCTTGTCGCCACCAGTGTTGACTGTGCTCACCAAATTCATGCTGGTTGCAGCGGCTGGGAATGTGTACGCGGTCGCGTTTTCCCAAGCTGGAATTGTGGATGTGGTGATGGCAGCGCCGTAGCCGTAGATGTTGACCGTGCTGTGCTGGCCAATCTGGCCGCGAGCGACTTGCAACTCGAACGGTTCGTACAAACCTTTTTGTGTCACCGAGGACACTTTGCCGTAATTGGCCATATCAATCTCCTTGTTTAAAACAGGGGGCCGAAGCCCCCGAGATCAATTAAGCGTCAGCGAATGGTGTAGCGACAGTGCCGGAGCCCAACACAACGCCTTGAACGAAGTACTTAGCCGCAGCCAAGACAGTCACGGTGATCCAAGTACCAGCGATACCGCCAGTAGTTGTGCCGTTCAAGTTGATGAAGTCGTTGGTCGAAGCAGGAGCGTAGCCAGTAGCAGCGCCAGAGCTGTCGGTGTCAACCATCAATAAAGAACCGACAAACTTGTCAGTGCCGTTAGTGGCGATAGACACAGCGGTAGCAGTTGTCTCGATGAAGAACGTGTAGCTTGTACCGACGTTGTTCAAAGTGGCAGGAGGAGTGCCGGGGCCGTTGTTTGGAGAGTTAGCAGTCGTGTTGATTGCTGGGAGTGTG